TCTTATCGACGAGGTGACAAAGGCCCAGGTGGACCTGAACCGGGCGACCCGGGAGTACAACGACACCCAGGAAGAGCTGAACGGGCTGGAGGAGGAGTTCGCCGAGAAGGAGTCCCGGGTCAACGAGCTCGCGGCAGAGATGAACGCCACGCTCCCCGACCTCAAGCTGACCCTCGACGACCTCGCAAAAGGGCAAGATCACGTCAACCAGAAAGTCCGCGAAGCCATCGCCATGACCCCTGCCGGGATCGAGGCGTTACGGATCATCGACGAGTTCCTAGCAAGCTCGTCCGGAGCTGCCGACACCGCTCCCGAAGGAGGGCCCGCCGTCCCTGTCGCAGCACCGAGCAACATGTTCTACGGGCGGGGGTTCACTCCGACCACCGAAGGGTTCGAAGTCACGGAGGGCGGTGGGCTCGTCCGGCAACCGGTCGGAGATCGGGCTGCGGCCCCTCCAGCGGTAAACGTCACCGCACAGTATGCAGCCGAACCTCTTCCGGCGATCCAGGTGGAGCAACCAGATCCGGTGATCATCGACGCGAAGTATCACGAGGAGCCCCTCCCCCAGCCCGAAGTAGAGCCTCCCGATCCGGTGATCGTCGATGCACATTACCGCAACGAACCGCTCCCTGCTGTTCGAGTGGAACAGCCAGATCCGGTGATCATCGATGCCCAGTATGCAATCGAACCGATCTCTTCCGATGTGCTCGTCTCGGAGGAGGACCTGAACAAACTCCGACAGATCAGGAACCAGCTCGACAGCGACGCGACCCTGACCAACGAGGACCTCCAGAAGATCTATGAGAAGATCCAGGAGGAGATCCCCGAGATGGGTGAGACGCACGACCAGACCGTCTCCGGCATGATCAAGACCCTTGACAAGTACATCAAACGGCAGGAAACGGCCATCGCGAACATGCAGACCCTTGGCGGCGTCGGCAGCGTGGTCGTCTCCCCGGCGACCGGGGGCGGGCAACCGGAACGCTCTGCGGCGACGGGGATGCCCTACGTGCCCCGGGACATGAACGTCCGGGTGCACCAGGGCGAGGCGATCGTGCCGGCGTCTGAAACCGGCTCTCCTCGCGCTCTCCACATCCACATGCACAACCCGGTGGTCCGAGATGACCGGGACATCGACTTGCTGACAAACGCGCTCTACAGGAGGCTTCAGAGAGCATGAGCCGATACGACGAATGGAAAATCTACGCAAAAGACGGCGTGACGCTCCGGGCGGCGTTCCGGGCGGTGCTCAAGGACGCCCCGTATGAGGGCGTAGTGAGCCGGTCGTTTGTCTGGATTCTGGAGAGCCGGGACGGGTTCGAGCGACTGATCGACGTCTGCCGGTTCGCGGAACCCGCCTACAGCGCCCGGACCCCACAACGGTCGAGCGCGATCTACCGGGACAAGAGCCCGGGAGCGATGAACACCGTGCGGATCGTTGACCCGCTCGGGGTCGAGACGGGATACTATCTCCTCCTCGATTGCACTCCGGTGCGGGACATCTCGCTCGGCGGCGCGCTGGAGTTCGGCGTCACGGCCTACTATATCGGGCAGACGATCCCGTCGGAACCGATGCCGGGCATGTACCGGATGTTTCTCGGGCTCCTCCCGTCAGAGACCCTCTACCCCGGCGAGGCGCTCAAACCCCATGCAGGATGAGGACCTATGGCAGACTCTTACCAACCGACCTACTGGACGAACGACACCACACCGGCGGTTAACGCCACAAATCTCCGCAAGATCGAGAAAGGTCTCGCGGACGCGCACGGGATTGTGAACTCAACGCTCGGAAGCACCGGGAAAGTCGACCGCGTCGCCATCAACGACGGAGCGGGCCACTACCTCCAGATCCCGAGCCTGACGACGACGGAACGGGACGGCCTGACCGCCGCGAACGGGATGATCGTCTACAACTCGACGCTCAAGTGCCTCCAGGCTCGACGCGACGGGGCGTGGGTAGATATCCACGCCGGGGCGATCCGGGACGACCTGAGCATGGGCGGCAAGAAGATCCAGAACCTCGCCGACCCCGCCGTCGACACTGACGCCGCAACCCGGGCATACGTCCACGCTCATATGGGGAACGTCCCTTCGGGGGCTATCGTTCAATGGCCGGCCGTGTTCCCGCCGAACGGGTGGCTGGAGTGCAACGGAGCCGCAATCTCCAGAACGACGTATGTCGCCCTGTTTACGGTCCTAGGTACCACGTTCGGGGCGGGGGACGGGTCGACAACGTTCAACCTCCCGGATCTCCGGGGCGAGTTCGTCCGGGGCTGGGACCACGGACGCGGGGTTGACGCGGGCCGCGAACTCGGGACGGGGCAGGGAGAGGCGTTCAAGGCGCACACCCACACATTTCTGTCCACGGGGGCGCCGAAATATGGAGCCCCCTACGTGGGTCCGAACCTTATGTCGAGTGAGACCTCCTCCCTATTTGAGGTCTCCTCTACTGGGGGCACAGAGACCCGGCCGCGCAACGTGGCGCTGATGTACATCATCAAGGTCTGATCGTCATGCTCCGGACAGAGATCGCAGCACAGGAGGTCGAGGCGACCGGGATCGAGATCGAGTACACGATCACGGGCATCCAGTCGTTGACCTGCGAGATCCCGTACCAGACCGTCCCCCCGGCGGCGTCCGCCCGCATCTACGACGACGACGGACGCCGGTACTTCCTCGGGCAGGTCGTCCGCCACGAACAGGACGACGACGGCCGGGTCCAGGTCGAAGCCTGGGCGATGGACTACCTGCTCCGTCGTCGGCAGATCTACGACGAGAAACTCTACACCGGCCAGGACGGGGGCGCGATCATCCGGGACCGGCTCGCCCCGCACGACTGGGCCGACGTCTCCGGTGTCCCGACCAACCTCGGGACGATCGCCTCGATCCCGTTTGTGAACACCACGGACGCAAAGGTCATCGAGGAGGTCGCCGCGATCTGCAACGTCCTTGCCTACTGGGACATGACGACCGGCATCTACCGCGCCCACACCGTCGGTACCCGATCGCTCCCCGATCCTCTCCCGGAAGCCATCACCCGGGAGATCATCTGGTCGGTGGACGAGTCGGAGGTCTACAACGCCATCGTAGCAAGGGGCAACGGCACGCTCATCGCCACCCTGTCCGACGCTACGAGTATCGCCGCCTACGGGCGGAGAGAGCGGCCGCTCTACACGAACGCGAGCATCACCGATCAGGCGACGCTCGACAAGATCGCCGCCCACCTACTCGCGTCATCCAAAGACCCCCGGGTCTCAACCGACGTCCGGGGCGTGGCGTTCGACCCGACCGGTCCGAACGGGTCCCCGGCGGGCTGGATCGGGCAGACCGTCCGGGTCAGCGGGACGACGAACGACGGCACCTATCTCATCGCGGCGATCCGGGCAAACCTGGACGACATGACGATGGGCATGACGCTCAGCAACCGGCCCTATACCCTTGAGGGGGCGATCAAAGCGATGGAAAAAGAGATTCAACTCATTAGGAGTACTATATGAGAGACGAACCCACCTACATCAGCGGGGACGATATCCCGGTCGGCGCGGAGGTGAAGTGGTATTACGGCGGCGTTCGTCGGAGCGAGGAACGGATCGTAACCGCAAATGAAGCGGCAAACGGCCTTCTCCTGCTCACCTATTCCGCCGAATACGGGTCAGTGGTCGGCACCGTGAACGGGGTGCCGACGCTCCTCAAACAGCTGACCCCCACCGACGCTCCGGCTACCGACAGCACCGGGACCGGGGCAGTCGCGTATAGCGGCATGAAATCGGGCGACCGGCTCAGTATTGAATATCTTGATACAACGAGCACCACGAGCGTCTATCTCACGCATATTGCAACTGGCACCGGCGTTTCTACCGGACTGGTCCTCGATACGCGGGAGGAGGCGGTGGATGGTCGTCCGTACAAGCACCGCCGGACGGGGACCGCAACCCGGACGGCAACACTAGAAGAACTCTGGTACTCCGACGCTCTCCTGGCCGCGTTCTTCGGGGACCTCCTGGTCTCCGAGACCGACGGCAGCCTGTGGACGGACGAGTTCCAAACCTCAAAGATTGTCCCGGCGATTGTGGGCAAATGGGTGCAGAACGGCGAGGTGCGGAAGAAATACTTCTTGCTCTCCTGCCAGTCCATATCCGCGGCCCAGACGCTGGCGACAGAGAACTATTACACGAACCGGTTTGATCTCCTGGTTGAGAACCTGAGGATCTACACGCCGGTGGGAGTTGGAGAGATGACTATTGATATCAAGGACGTAACCATCACGACAGCGAAGTCGTGGAACGGACAGCGGATCTATGACGTCACCATCGAGGGCGACGTGAAACAGGTCCGCTCAGGAACGGCAGGCGAAGACCTGAACGCATACGATTGCGCCTACCTGGAGACGAACCTCCGGTGGTACAAGACGAACGCGAGCAGCGATGCAAAGTCCGACGGGATCCTGGCAATCGTGCTCGGGAACACCGTGAACGGAGCAGACGGGCAGTTTCAGACCGTCGGGCCGATCACGTCCCCGGGCTGGCTCTGGGTACCCGGTCGTCCGGTCTACCTCGCCGCCACGCCGGGGAGACTGACGCAGACCGCCCCGGTAACGCCGGGCTCGCAGGTCCGGGTGGTCGGGTATGCAATCGGAGCCCAGACAATCATGCTGGCCTCGGATTCGACGGTGCTGGAGGTATGAGATATGGTTGAAATCAAGCAGCGGATCGTCGTGACGACGATTGAGGGCGACGTCCCGGTCGAGACCGAGTATGTCGCGGACGCCTACCGGATCGTCGGGGGCGAGTATGTCCTGTCCTATCAGGGCGAAGAAGTGGCCCGGGTCGCGGTCAAGGACGTGACCCTGGGCAATGACGAGACCGGCGGGATCCGGACGGTCTACTCTCGGAGCTGAACAAGAATGGTACGGAAAATCAATGGGCGGACAATCACCCCGCTTGACCACAAGGCACAGCACCAGACCGGCGGCGAGGACGAGATCAACGTCAACGGACTCAAGGGGCGGCTGGCCGATATGCAGAACGCCGACACGATCAAGGGGAAGGCCGTGAACCTCACCGGGATCGGGGCGAACAAGATCCTCCAGTATGACGGGGAGAAGTTCGTCGTCGGGAACAAAGCCGATACTCCGGTCGCAGGGACGATCGCCTCAAACGAGTTCTGGGTCGCGAAGGGCGATGTGGCGGTCGGCACCTCCTCCGGCAACGGACAGCGGCTCGCGGTCGGGACAGATCCCTGGATGCAGCTGCACCCGAACCCGGCGAAGGCTCCCGGCGTCGAGTGGAGGAGGCCGCTCCCCTCGTTCCTGAACCGAGTGTTCCGGCTCAAGGACGCGGCATCGACTCCGAACGATCTTGAGATCCATGCGGTCTACATCCCGCAGTTCAAGAGCAAGTACTTCACGCAGCCCGGCCTGAACGACATCGATTGCGGCGGGTTCTGGGTCGACAAGTTCCAGGCCTGTCAGCCGCTCGCCTCGAATGTCAGCCGTGGCGGGCTGACGCCGAACAGCCCCGGCGCAGGAGTTGGGGCGGCGTGCAAGCCGCACGTCGTCCCGTGGACTGACGTATCGTGGGATACGGCGAAAGCTGCGATCGAGAACCGGGGCGGAGCCAGTAACAAGTCCGCCGGAGGCACACCGACCGCGTGCACCGCCCTCACAACCCCGACCAACGCGAAAGCCGAGTTCCTGGTTGCGGACATCGCACACCTCGTCGGGCGGCACATCGAGATCGTCCAGAACGGGGTGACGTATCATCGTCGGATCGTGAAACAGGGACTTGCGGATCAGCCGAAGTATGTCAAGATCCACCCCGCCCTTCCGCAGGATATCACCGCCGCCGACACCTACGTGATCAAAGGCTGGCACTTGATCACGCCGCACGAAGAGTTCTCACTCGCAGCCTGGGCTCGTCGGTACCGATACGAGGTCGGGCTCGGATATCCCGCCGGGAACAACGATTGGGGCAAGGACGTCGGCGATCCCCGGGCACCAGAATACGAGGGCATCTCGGATCTGGTTCGCGGGGGGTATGACAACCATGAGAAGAGCCGGTGCCTCACAGGATCCGGGCCGCTCTCGTGGAGCCTCAACGAGCAGGAGAATGGGGTCTGGGACCTGAACGGCAACGTCTGGGAATGGACACTGCAGCAGCTCGTCGGCACCGGGACGGGCGTCCGCATCAAGGAGGGGTTCCCAGGTGAGGGCACTATCATCGATCTGACCGGGCTATCGTCCGGAGGACAAATCACCGAGATGTACGCTGCAGGGAATGTCGCCGACGGGCTGTCAGTCAACTCCGAGATCTTCTACCCGGTCAAATCCGCGACCTCCGGGCTCGCGGAATATGGGAACGACGGATGGTGGTTTGCAAGCGTCGACGGGACCACATATGCCGCTCGGCGGGGCGGGAGTTGGCTCTACGGTGCTCCCTACGGGGGGTTTGCCGTCAGTTCCGGCAATTCCCCGTCGAGCGTGTACAGCGACCTCGGGTTCCGCGGAGCCTGTTGATCTGGTGATCTGAATGGCGATGGAGCGACACGAAAGCCTCAAACTCTGGCAGAAAGCATATGATCTCGCGAAAGAACTGATGATTGTAACCGAGAAGTTCCCCCGGCCGCAACAGCGCGACGGGGGACTGGCGAACGAGATCCGGCGCACGGCGCTGAACGTTCTCCGGACAGTCATGATCGCAAACAACCGCCAAAACGTCGCCATCAATCGGGATCTGGATCAGGAGATTGAGTATCTCCAGGCACTCGTTCGCATGGCCCGGGAACTCGAGTACGTCAGTCTCGGGCGATACGAGCTGTTTGCCGAAAGGATTGTCGAACTAGGAAAGATGAACGCAGGGTGGATGAAGAGGATCGGATAGATCCTCCGACACTGCGGGCCGGGTGATGCGGACCGATGTTAAAAAAATATGCCGCTCAGCGGGGCGGGAATTGGAACAACGGTGCTCACAACGGAGTGTTTGCCGTCAATTCCAACAATTCCCCGTCGAACGTGAACAACAACATCGGGTTCCGCGGAATACCGTTTACGGACGGTGTGCGTGACCACGGTTGCGGAAAACACTATCAGATCAACAGTACATCATCCGGAACCCCCGCCGCTCATTGAGCGAAATACGGAAAAGGCTCCGGGGAAGTAGTAGAAGAGATAGCTCTCGAACCTTCCCCGTCCACTCTCTACCGATGAAGACCTACACTGACCTCTACCCCAAGGTTTGCACGTTCCTCGCACTCTGTCGAGCGTATCAGGAGTGCAGGAAGGGCAAACGCGAACGGGAGTATGCAATGGCGTTTGAAAAGAACCTGGAACAGAACTTACTAGACCTGCGCAACGACCTCTCAGAAGACCGATGGAGATCCGGCCCTTACGCTCGATTCTTCGTCAGTGACCCAAAACGCCGACTCATCAACGCTCCTCCGTTCCGAGACCGGATCGTGCACCGGGCCGTATCCGACATTCTCATGCCGCTCTGGGACCCGACGTTCATCTACGACTCGTATGCTTGTCGGGTCGGGAAGGGAACGCACGTCGCCGTCGACCGGCTCCAACAGTTCATGCGCCGTCACCCCACGGGCAGCGGATACGTCTTGCAACTGGATGTAAAATCCTATTTCGCAAGCATCAACCACGCGACCCTTGTCGGACTGATCGATAGGAAGATCCGGGACTCCCGGCTCATGGGGCTTGTCCGGCAGGTCATCGAGAGTTATGCCGACACACCGGGCGTAGGGATCCCGCTCGGCAACCTGACGTCTCAAGGGTTTGCGAACATCTACCTCCACGAACTCGATATGTTCGCGAAGCACACGCTCAGGATAAAACAGTACATCCGGTATATGGATGACGTTGCGCTCGTTGCCGACGACAAGAAACAGCTCTGGGAATGGCGGGACGCCATCGAAGGGTTCCTGGCCGACCATCTACGACTCCAGCTGCACCCCGATAAGCAGGTGATGGTCCCGATCGATTGTGGGGCAGATTATCTCGGCTACATTGTGTTCCGGGACTACCGGCTCGTCCGGTCGCGGAACGTGCATCGCGTCTACCGGAACCTGGAGAAGATGGAGAACGGGACGTTTGGGAAGGATGCACTATCCTCGATCATGTCGTGGATGGGTTACTCGATCCACGCTGACGCTTATCACCTGAACGAGAGCATCAAGCGAAAACACCCGTTCCTCGCGGCGGGGATGGAGAAGTTTTACGGAGCCCGGCAATGAAAGAGCACGATCTCCACAACGCCCTGTTCGCGCTCGACGATGCTCAGGAGCAGATTGAGGCACTAGTAACTAGTCTCCGGCAGACGAGCAAGACTCTGGCAGTCCTGCAGGACTATCTTGAGGCGCTACTCTAGATCGCCCAGAGGTCGTCTATATTGACGTGATCGATCTTGTGGTCATAGAGTCTGTATACGCTGCTTTTACTCAGCCATTTCTTCGTGCCTGCGTCCACTACCCGCCATCGGTCGAGACTGTCGCTGTAGATGGATGCAGTCAGGAACTCGTCGCCGCGGTCGTCGAGGACGATCGTCGCCATCCGGGCGTCGGGATTGTAGGTAACCACGTCGCCGGTCTGGTATACGCCAGGGGCCACGCAGCCGGAGACGAGGATCGCGATCACCAGGAGGAGCAGAATCTTTTGACACCTCATGAGAGACGAGTGGCGCGGGCGGGAGAGCGCCTACATCCTGCCGCCACTCGTGGACGCGGCCGCACTCCGAGCATGGGTTGAGGATGAAGTGGTCCCGCGCGCCGCACCGCTCGCGGAGGCGTATCAAGTAGTCTACGATGGCGTCGAGGCATACGGGCGGTTCCCTGGACACGAGCGGGAGAAAGAAGAGTTCGACGCCTGGATGGCGACCCGGGCCGAACCGCCGCTGCACGGCGGCGGTCTGTGGTCGGTCGGAGAGTGGCTTGCCGGGGAGTCCTGCGGGGTCCGGGCGGACTCGACCGACGAGGATCTCCAGGAGATCGCGGCGGACATCCACGCGGACGCGCTCACTCAGAACATTGTCCTGATCGGCGGTGAGGCGGCGGTGCTGGATTACCTCAAGGAGATCCGGGCGGAGGCACGGGCCTCCCCAGCCGGGCTGGTCGCGGACCTTCGGGGGCGGGGGGTCCCGGAGAAGAGGCTGCTCGACCTGGTCCAGCAGGACGATCTCCGGTGCGCCGTGTGTTGTCGGGTGCTGGAGGTCATCGACTCGGACGACGAGACTGTGTGGCTCGGCTGCCCGAGCGAGGACGAGGACCACACCAGCTACCGGATCGATATCCCCCCCCCCCGCGAGGATCTGCCCCTGGCGCAATACGCGATCGAGGGGTATGAGGTACTCGAAAAGACGGTTACGGCCTCGGGGTCATCCGGTCATGCGCCGCTGCCGAAGCGGTGGATCGGGCACCGGGTGAAAGTTGTGCGGGTCGATTAAATTAATCTAATGCGGAATAATGTAAAGTATATATACGAGTACATCAAAGTAATGTATGTGAGGCAAATGAAAGGGACACGAGAGACCCGCAAGGTCGCGCAGGCCGTTCTGACCGGCGAACTTGCAGACAGATTCACCGACGCCGCCTCTACAACCGAGATCAGCGAGGCGGATCTGGTGCGCCAGGCCCTCCGGAGCTACCTCGGCATGGAGTGTGTGAAACTATGAGAGAACAAACCAACAATGCCAGCCCGTGCGCCACAGCCTGCAAGCCTGTGACCGCCGCCGGCAATGACAGTATCGTTTTTGAAGATGCAGTGGTTCGCACGCGAGCCAACGCGCCGGCGAACGACGACCTCCTGCACGGCAGGACAGCGCCGCGCTGCGCGTCATGCCGCGACTGTGCCCACGGGATCTCCCGCCAGACGATTGAGTGGCGCGGAGGCGTGGGGGTCTGGGCGACCTCCACGTGCTGCGCGCGCGGGGTGCCCGGCCCAGACATGGATCCAGCAACCTGTGAGGACTACGCACGGGGGCGGTGCTAATGTCCTGGAACCCGTGCCGCGACTGCCCTGGTGACGAGGGTGGATGCATGGAGCATCCGGCCGAGTGCGGGGCCGCAAAACGCCCTCCAACAGAACAGGAGATCCAGATTTCTACCAACAACCCGCTGGAGCGGGCGTTCATGGCCCGGATCCGGGCCGATGAGTACCGGGAGGCGCTCGCTGCCCTACAGCAGGAGTTCGACGAGCGGCCGGACGTCATCGACCTCAAGCGCCGGATCGAGCGGTGTGAGGAGGAGCGCTGGCAGTGCATCGCGCAGGCGAAGTCGGCGGGGATCAGCAAAATGGGGAATTATCTCCTCAAGATCCGGACTCGGAAAACCCGCACCGTCATCCCGAAACTCTTTTTCGCAAAGCACGGTGCAGAGGCGTTTGTCGAGTGCGCGACCATCGCAATAGGCAAGGCGGAGGCGCTCCTCGGCAAGGCTGCGCTCGATGACTGCTGCGAGGTCGAGGTCAAGGAGATCGGTGTGGCCGTCGTATACGAGCGGCCCGAGGATCAGGAGGATGAGGTATGATCCCGGCCTTACCTTGCGGCACCTACGGCGAGAGCGACACACCCGCCGGGGCGTTCTACGTCGCCGCATTCGAGCCCGGAGATATCCCGCACCATGTCGGCGAGTATCGGATCGATGTCGTGATCCGGGCGCTGCGGGCGCTCCAGGCCTGCGGCTACGATGACGTTGAGGTCGGCAGCATCGAGCGCGGTGGAAAAACACACCTGCTCATGATCGGTCTTGACAGAGAGACACGGTTCGGCGACCGGCAACTCGGTTGCATCGCGGTACTCCCTGTGGGGGTGGACTGATGTCCGACCTACCAGCTGCGACCCACACGGCGCCCCCGGCAACCTACGACCGCGAGAAACTCCAGCTCATCCGCGACATGTTCGCGAAGGGGGCGAGTGACAACGAGTTCGGCGTGATGATCGAACTCGCCAACCGCTACCAACTCG